AAGGACAATACTATGGATGGGTCAGATCAGGAATGACTCTTCGTGGACAAAGTAGTGGTGCTATCGCATCTGTGTCCAATGTAAGACTTGTTTCTGATATGTCTGCTACGTTGATTGGTAGTTATTACATTCCTGATCCAAACAACGCTAGTTTCCCAAGATTTGAAACTGGGACAAAAACATTTACTCTGACTGATAATATTGACAATAATCAGGATCAAGCAGTAACTATTGCAGAGGAAGGATTTGCTTCTACAGGAACTTTAGAAACACTTCAAGAAAATATCATCTCTGTTAGAAATGCAAGAGTTGAGATGAAGAATGAGTTTCAAAGTAGAAATATTAACAGAGTCCTTGATGCTGAGGTTGTTGAGAGTAGAGTTATTTCTTCAAGAACAAGAACTCAAACAATTATTACCTGGTATGATCCACTGGCTCAATCTTTCTTAGTTGAAGATGAAACTGGATGTTTCTTAACTAGTTGCGACGTATTTTTCAGAACAAAAGACGACATGGATGTTCCTGTTGTCTTCCAACTTAGATCAATGGAAAATGGAGTTCCATCTCCTAGAGTTCTTCCATTCTCTGAAATTGTTCTTGATCCAGATGATATTGAAACTTCTGCAGATGGATCAGTTGCGACTAATGTTCAATTTAAAGCTCCTGTTTATGTAGAGGGTGGCACTGAATATGCCATATGTCTTGCATCTAACTCCACCAAATATAGTGTTTACATCTCACGTATTGGTGAAAACGATCTTCTCTCAGATACGTTTATTTCTAACCAACCATATCTTGGATCTTTGTTTAAGTCACAAAACGCTTCTACATGGGAACCAAGTCAGTGGGAAGACCTTAAGTTTACTCTTTATAGAGCAGACTTTGTTGAAACTGGATCTGTCGAATTCTACAGTCCAGAGTTGACTAGAGGAAATAATCAGATTCCAAAACTTCTTCCAGATCCAATCGTCATGAACTCTAGACAAATTAGAGTTGGTTTAGGCACTACTGTAGCTGACTCTGGATTTGAATTGGGTAATACATTTACTCAGCAAGGAACTAATGCAACAGGAGATTATGTAGGATCTGCTGCATCTGCGGTTGGCAATCTTACTATCAGTAATGCAGGTCTTGGATACACTCCAGCTGATGGAAGTTTTACATTCTCTGGAGTAAACCTTGTAACCATTACAGGTAATGGTAGAGGTGCTACTGCCGATATCAGTATTAAAGATGGTTCAATTGTCGCAAGTGGTGCAACAATTGCAAGTGGTGGTTCTGGATATCAAGTTGGAGATGTTCTTGGCATTACTACAATCGGTATTGCTACCATTGGCAGAAATGCAAGATTGACAATTGCTGGAATTGGTATCACTAATGAATTGGTCTTCAATAATGTTCAAGGAGAATTTGTTGTCGGTGCAGCAAAAACTCTCATGTACACTAACAGTTCTGGAATTAGCACAGAACTTAATTATGGACTTCCTGGCGGTGTAGGTGGAGATGTTCAGATTACATCAATTAATGTTGATAGTGAGGGAACTCACTTTAAGGTGAACCATCAGAATCATGGTATGTATTTCACAGAAAACTCTGTCGCTATTTCTGGAGTTCTTCCAGACGTTAAACCAACTAAGTTGACTGCAGAGTATTCCTCTGGATCTACGTCAGCAATCGCTGTTGGATCTGGAACAACATTCTCTACATTTGAAAATGTTGGAGTCGGAACTACAAATGTTGGATACCTTCTGATTGGAGAAGAAATTATTGAATATACAAATGTCTCTGGCAATAATGTTGGTGGAGATATTGTTAGAGGAACAGATCCTAGAACGTATCCAGTTGGAACTCCAGTATTTAAATATGAAAACTCAGGTATAAACTTGAAGAGAGTAAATAGAACTCATGATTTGAGTGACGTTACCGAGGCAGATCCATTTACATTTGATTCTTATAAAGTCAAATTGGATATGAGTTCTACTACTGGAACTGATAGAAGCACTGATGTTGGTCATCCAAAACTCTATATCGGTGGAAATAAATCCACTGGTGGTAGAGAGGTAAGGGCCACGCAAAACATGCCATTTGAGATTATCACACCACAAGTTCAAAATCTCACTGTTACTGGAACAAATATTAGTGCTACTGTTAGAACAACAACTAGCAAGAGTTTCAGTGGAAATGAGATCCCATATGTTGATGCTGGATTCGAGAATATTGTAATTAATCAAAAGAATTATTTTGACACTCCAAGAATGATTGCTTCTAAGATAAATGAAGATTTGAAGTTGACTAATGTTGTTGGTGGAAAGTCGATGCAAATGAGTTTGGCACTGAATACAACTGACACTCGCATAAGTCCAGTTATTGACGCTCAAAGAGTGAACGCCATTGTAACATCTAATAGAGTCAATAATATTATTACAAACTATGCTACAGATTCTAGAGTGGATACGATTGGAGAGGA